ACTCGACTGCGCTACCAAGCTAGGACCTACTATCACCTGTTACCTCTATCTCTTGGAGTATACTTATAGCTATTATAGACCTGAGAAGCGTACTTTAATCTTGGAGTAAACGTTGAGTCATTTGTATCTATGTATGTTCCCTTGTAACAGGCCGGTCTCTCAAAGAAGCACATGGCTAGCGTAGCCTCGTAGTAGTTTGAAGAAGCCATGATTCTCTTGAAAGCCTTACTCTCAGTAGTCATAAACTCATCCCACATGTAAGACACCTGCTGTTCAAGTGTTGGCTGACTGCCGTATCTACGCAGCATAGGAGTAAGTCGATCGTACTTACCTGCTCTCCACTGGCATATACCAAAAGACCTAGCACCGACGTCGTTCGGGTTGTTCGAACCTGGATTACATCCACTCTCTGCTAGAAGATTACCCATGATTCCACTTACCTGCGCATGCACGTTTCCGCCAGATTGACCACTCTTCTCGATAAGCTCATACAGCATGTTGTATGTCTTCTCAGCGTTTGTATTGCCTTGTACATTGTTTAAGTACGGGGTGTTAGTAGAAGAGCCGACTTCTCCTATAGATCCAGGAGTAACTGTAGAAGAAGATTGATAGTTAGAAGCACTTCCCATGCCGCCGTTCATGACTCCCAAGATTATCGGCTGCTGACAGTCATCTCCGTCTGCAAAGAATCCAAACACCCAGGTACCGTTCTTTAGCCCATGAGACATATTGCCTCCGGAAGTATGCCCTCCCGTAGTAGGGTACAGCACTACTGCATAGGGTAGGTCGCCGTCTGATACGTCTATAGTATCGTCCGTCCTATGGACTCCAAATATGCGAACGCGAACGCGGTTCTTATCGCCGGCAGTATCTTTTACTACGCCGACGAACCACTTGAACTTATCTCCGTAGAAGTCTTCTCTCATTCTTTTATCGCGTGCATGTTAGATGAACCTTGAAACCCAAACATAGAGTTCTCAAATATACCGTTGAGGAGAGAGTCTTTGTTGACTCTAAGTAGAGTAGAAGTCTCTCCAGAAGTTCTCAGTACAGTCTTTGCTTCTGATATCATGAAGAACCCAGTGAGGTAGGCATCGTCAGACGTCTCATTGAAGCCGTGTGTCTCTGGAATGTGTATGTAGATTAAGTCACCCGGCCTTACATTTAGATTTGTAGGTATGCCGACTGAGATATCGATGGAGTTGTATGCTAGGTAGTCAGAAGTAGCTGCACCAAATTTATCCCTAAGTGATGGCTGAGACTGGTCATCGTAGTTGTTGACTATGTATCTCAGTCTGCCGGACGTCTCTTTGCGAGTGTCTTCGCTGATGACGTCTTGAATGTACTTGTCAGTGTTGAGTCTTGACGGATAAAGCATATTTTTCATGTCGGTAACTTTAAAAGGAGTTACCTTGTGATCTTTCTGATGCATGTTTACTTCGATGTACTCGTTCTCAAAGTAACCACCGATTATCTTCTCGAGTGAAGAGTATCTCTTATTAAATTTTAGACCGGTAATAGATCTAGACTCTACGTATCCTCTTTTTGAGAGGTTCTCCATAGCATCCTTGTTTCCGCGAATGGCCTCGATATTTGACACGTAGAAGTAAGGGTTACTCTCTGCAGCCTCGCGAGCAGCTTTGTCCACGCTTCCGAGATAGGTCTGCTTCTGCATGGCCTTAAAGACGAAGTTTGGCTTAACGTTTAGGTTATTAAATCCAGAGCCCGGTGTCACGCCGTTAAGAACTTCATAGAAGTTATACATGTAGTACTTATCTGTATCTGCAGAGACTGCAAACTTAGAGAGCCACTTTATGGCTTTGAAGGGAGCGATGTTCGGTATGATGAGACTACGAGTCTTCTTTGTAGTAGTAGTTGCAGAAGTAGTCTGCTGAGTTTCATCGTATAGTATTAGGTCTTTTTCGCTCTTAAGATAGTCTTTGAGAACGCTCCTGATCATGCTCTCGATATCGTCGTAGTAAGCTCGCGATATCCTCGTCTTTGCATTAAGAAAAGATTCTTTAGACACTAGGTCTATTGAGTATACCATCTGTCTTCCCTGATCGCCTACGATGATGTCTTTTATTGCAGACACCACGAACTCCATCGTAAAAGTTATGAGCTCATCCGAGTCGCTTCTCTGCTTTAAAGTAAGAGTTATAGTCTCTTCACCTACCATCGGATAGTTGTTCATCAAGTTAACGTAGTCGTTCATCAGAAGAGTCACGCGCAAGATAGGCGAGAATATCGACTGGTAGACTACGGCCTCGATGACCTGCGGCTTGATAGACATCCCCTGGGACCCATCAAACTTAACCATGGTGATATCGTCGATACCGACTAGATAGGGATTGTTATCGCTCATTAAAAGATCTTAGACAGTTCTTTTTCTATTTGAATCAAATATGACGGTGAGAGGAGCTGTATAGACCTCTTTGCATCGTTGAGTCTTGTCTCGTAGTCGTAGATATAGACTGGAGACCACCCAGCTAGGTCTTGTACTGAGAGGCTAGAGTGAGTATCTATTGACATCTTCCAAGACTTTCTAGCTATATCTTGCTTAGTGTCGCTGTTGATTCCAGTATATTCATAATGAGACACGGTGCTCATGATCTCATAGACAGTCTTTCCATACTTCTTTGTAAGAAACTTATTGAGGTCGTCTGTGCTAAGCGGCCACTCATAGTACGGATCTACTACGTAGTTGCTGAAGTATACTACCCAGTCATACTTTGGATCTTTGTATACGTCATTTGCAACCATGTCAGGTCTGTATCCGTCCTGTATAATGTAGTTGTAGAAGTTGCCCTTACTGTTAAAGACCTCAGAGATTATCGAGGCCTTGAGCAGTATGTTTCTAGAAGTAATTCCGTTGTATACTATCTTTGGAAAGTTATTAAAGTAAGCCATCAGTGATCACCTACTCCGCCTATATTGGTAGATCTGTCTCCCAGACCAATATCCGATGGGTCTGCAATAGAATGTGTCGTATCGCCCGTGAAGAACTCGCGGGTCTTCATGTCGATTTCCTTGAATGAGAGTGAAATGTCTACTATAGAAGGCATACCATTCTTGTAGAATACGTTTCCCTGAGAAGCGTTACTTACTGACATTCCAACTAGAAACGAAGGTGATACGTTTGGTATACCCTCAATTCCGTCAAAACCGCTGAACCCTACAGTAAATAGGAATGGATAGTCTAGCGCATACGAGTTGAGCTTGCTGTTGTATGTCGGGTGCATTCTCAGCTTGAGCTGGTTAAGTGATCTGTTAAGCTGGTTACTCTCAGACTCATTTCTTGGTGATATTCTGAAATTAAATGTAAACTGTCTAAGACCCATACCATCAAATATCAATGCTGTATGTGGATTTCTAGCTATGCCTTGATACGCTCCAAGAAATGGTAATGCTGCAGCTGCGCCTGCAAGTGCTCCCGCAGCCTTGTCAGTAGCGTTACTCGCAAATCCGGTAAGCTTTGATAAGGCAGCAAGTGCAATCCCACCTGTTATTGCCCCTGCTCCGATCTTTTCTGCAATGCTGGATCCACCCCAATCCTTAAAAGTATCGATAGTAGTGCCGATCTCAGCTAGGTCAAAGTCTTTGACGTTCGCGGCATAGTGATCATCCGGCATCTGGAGCGGAAGAGGAAAGAATAGTATTGAGCTGTTAGCAGTAGTCGGTGATGCCTTCCCAGGTCTCTCGCGCTTATACTCATAAGACTCGATTCTAGTCTTGTACTTATGAGAAGCGATGCTGGAGATGACTACAAGACCTGCCGCCGTCGATGAATCGTCTGGCATTGAAACCCCTATAAATAATTCAATTATATTTATAGAGGATCTTCATGTCTTATAAGGGAAAGTTTAACCCAAAGTACCCGGCAAAGTACATTGGCGATCCCACGAATGTGATATATAGAAGTCTATGGGAACTTCGACTGATGAGGTACTTTGACCAGCACCCGGCAGTACTCGGCTGGGGATCTGAAGAAGTAATCATACCGTACAGGTCACCAGTAGACAACAGGATTCACAGGTACTTTCCAGACTTCATAGTAAAGATGAGAGAGGCTACTGGCGCGGTAAGTACACTCATCATCGAGGTAAAGCCGGATGCTCAGACCAAGGAGCCGGTCAAGAAGACGCAGAAGTCCATAAGGTACATCAACGAGGTACTCACCTACGGAGTCAACCAAGCAAAGTGGAAAGCTGCCGAGGAGTTCTGCGCAGACAGGAACTGGAAGTTTAAGATCATGACCGAACACGACATCGGAGTCAAGTAATGCCGGTATTTACAAACATTCTAGAGCAGGGAAGACAGAACTTCCAGAAGCCTGGGTTTCCTGATGCTAGGGACTGGTACCGCGAGAAGGCTCGCGAGGTTAGAAACATCAATACCACTAAGCTGATAAACTCGAACCCAGAGTACCGCACAGGCAGAATAAAACCTGGATTCATGTACATGTTTGCGTACGATGCCCTCCATAAAGATACGCTGCCGTACTACGATAAGTTTCCTCTAATATTCCCGTTTTCTGCA